CTAACCTATGACCTCTTCGATAAGTTCCGTTTCCTGCTGCGGCTCTTAGTGTTACGTCAATAATTCTCTGGTCAGACTGCATATAGTTATCAACGTCAACCTGTACGCCCGCCTGATTATTGACATTCACTGTGACGTTTCCGCCCCCCGCAGGGGTTACAGTTTCCCCCTTATGGATAACGGCCAACCCGGACCTGTCTACATAACCGCCGTCTGCTGCTGTTGCAGAGGATGGTAAAGAAGCAAGAAACCCAGCTTGTGTCTCAATAGCAGATGGGGTTGGTGTATAACCACCACCAAGAGACCCAAGTGCTGCTTTAAGTGCGGCAGCCATTTCCAGCCTTATAATCATTACCAAAAGCTCTTTGACAAACGCCCTACTAAACTCCTTCCAGTCAACTTCTTCTTTCATAAGCATATCGGCAAAAGACTCAGCAGCACTATCGAAAGCATTACAGAGAACATTGCCGAGGTTCTTGCCCCAATCCATTGCCTGTTTGAAGTGGTTTTCTATTGCCATACCAACAGCGTCCCAATCATTTACATTCTGTTCTTGATACCTCTTTCTTTCATCAGCCAGCAATTTTTCGGCATCCATTTGATAGCCATAATACTCTTGTAGATATTCCATTTCTGCATCGAGGTTTTCAATTTTCTGGTCAAGTGACATATCATCTTGTTCACGCAACCAGTCTATGCGGCCTCTGGCGATAGATTTAGCTTCATCGGCGGTCTTTTGAGCAAGTTTTAATTCACAAGTGTTCCACCAATCCGCTTCTGCCATAGCTTTCGTATAATCATCATCGGAGAACGTACCAGATGGAATTTCAACTTGAGATACCCAAGCAGGAGTAAGTTTTACCTCTTTGTTTTCCCCTAACTGGTCTAAGAGCCTATCTGCCCTTGCTGTTTTCTCGGCAAGATCAATTATCTGTTCTTTTAAGTTACGTACTTTTTTTGAATAAGGATTTTTTTCTACCTTATCCCCTTGCCAGTTTTTGAATGTTTGTTCAAATGCCTCTTCGATTTTTAATTGAGCTTCCAACCCCGCTTTCAGTTCCGCATTGGCTTGTCTGCTATCTAATAGTTGTTTCCTTTTAAGTTCGTACTGATGTTCGATTATGGCTATCTCTTTGGCACGCCCCGCAAGACTATCAAGGATTATTTCATATTCAAGTTGTCTATCGGTAATTGAGTTTTTTTGGAACTTGGCAAGTCTTTCCCGTATCTCGGCTTCACCGCTAAGCTCATCATTAAGATTATTCAGGCTTTTAACCAAAACACCAACTACGGGAATACTCTCTGCAAAGACCCTCCCTACATTTCCCCCCTCACGTGCGGCCTTGTGCATGGCAGTACCCATGTCCAAAAATCCCTGCACTATGGGGACAGCCACGCGAAAGGCAAGAGCGGCACTAAAGTAGGTCATCATCGTCTGCATAGACTTAATGCGGTCGCCAAAACTTTTCTCGCCTTTTTTGAGCAGCTTCTCTTTACGGGCTTCGTTCTCCGCATAGGCGTCATATTCAATTTTATATAGCTTCCGCTCTTTGGCTAACAGGCGTTCTTTTGTTGCCTCTATCTTTTTGGCAGACGCATCACACATATTTTCAGCTTGTTTAAGCTGTGCACTGAGAGCATCTATTTCCACCCTTAGCTGAACCCCGGCAGTAAATAAATTAAAATCAGTCATTATCTAACCCCCGTTCTACGTTCCAGCAATAAAGAATCTCATTGAACATTTCCTTGTCTCCGCCATACATTTCCAAAATCTTGATGACTGCATTATAATCAAGTCCAATTATTTTTCCCATAGAAGTCAGCCTTATCTGATTGCGACAGAGGTCGTAGATTTTCCACGTTCTACGATTCTCAGCCGCAAGCACAACATGACATTTATCACAAGGAGGCTCTTTTAACTTTCTAAGATGCAATTCAATACATACAGTACAAGAGATTTTACGGCGTTGAAACGCTACGAAGTCGGCAAGTTTTTTAGTCGGGCCTCGGTAATCTCGATACTGGCTTCGGAAAGAATATTAAGATGTTCATTGACAAAAAACCTAAACCAAGCATTTCGTTTCATCAATTTCTCTTTGTTGTCTATGCTACATTCGGCAGGCTCACCTTCAATAAAAGTATCTGACCAATCAACAATCTGGTAATCCCACCGCAATTTCCGAGCAAGGTCATCATCAATCTCGGTCTTAACCTCCCCCCGTTTGATTTTACTGGGATGTTTAATTGTTAATTCAAGTATCCGGTCGTATTCATCCGCAGGAATGATTCTCAAGCAGATTTTTCCACTGTCAGGATTATCTTCCTCAAACGAGAACCACGTCCCCTCGTTTTCTATTTTGAAATTTATCATGTTAAGCCCTTTCAAAAATACCTCCGCAGGAATCAGATTGTCGGCCTATCCTGCGGAGGCTTAATTGTTAATATTAGGGAGTTGTGAAAGTCTGATCCGGGCCGAGATAGACATTAGCACCGGCGTTCCAGGTGACTTTTATCCGCCAATGATAAGTCGTGGCTGTCACAAGCAAACCAGACTCAGCCTCAAACAAGCCAACTTCGGTAAGGTCGTCACAGGTTGCAATCGTATCCGTACCGTATGCAATCGTCTCGCCGTACTCGAAATAACATTTTATCGGGGTCTCACCACCCATACTAAGCAACTCGCCGACAAAGTTTACTGCGGTAGCCAGTAGGTTATGAATCCCAATTGCACGAGCATCGACAGAAGCAGTATATACTGGAACCAGTACACCGCTAACTTTCAGTGTGGCCGTATAAGAAGCAATTCCGGCTTTATCACTTGTAATTGTGTCAGCAGTGGAAACTGTTACATAATCCCCGGCTGATGGTGTGTAATAAGTGCCGGAAACTTTATCAATATACAATTTGATGTCCGTGATTGGATCGCCGGATACTTTGTAATCGTGAAGCATTTGCTGTCCGGCATCGTCATGGATCATACAGAAGCCACTAAGTGTAATATCTCCACCTTCTAATTGACCGGGAAGATAATACATTTTCCCATCATCCCTTTGTTCATCGATTGCAAGCGGCGTCCTTCCGCCACCACTCATAGACCAATTGGTAGTGCCAAGACTCTGGCCTCCAACTAATTCAACCCTACCAAAAAATCCTTGCTTGGGAGTTCCCATATTTATATCTCCTAAAGAATTTGAATTTTCACAAAATAAGTTACAATGTACTGCCACTTGTTCTCTACGCGGATCAAGTTGGCCTGGAGTCGTTCAAGACTCATTGTTTCACAACCCACAATGGCAAGGTCGTGTTTGTCAAATGCTGCTTTCAATGCCTCAAACATTAGACCCACTTCCGAACAATCCGGCGTCTCACTAAATAGGTTAAATTGTATCAGGCAATCCTCAAAGTTTTCCAGCTGTGTCCAGTCCGGCACATCGCTCACGAGTGCCACTGTACCATACGGCCAGACAACCTCCCCTATAGCCTCTGTATTATAGAGAATATGAGGGGACATATTAGTGTTCCAACGTGTATACAGGGCTGTGAATAATGCGTTCATATTTCTACCCCCAAACCGGATGCTGTCTCCGCTAAACCAATCCCTTTAAGTCCTGCCAGCATAAACATTCTGCGTATGTTAGCTTTGTTTTCCATTAACCCCGGACGAAGATAGGGCCGAGCAGACATCTTGCTTGTCCCGTTTTCAACGTATCCGGCATACGGCACTTGTGATCCAACAATGAGAGTTAAGTTGTTGAAATCAACATCCGCCTGAATACTTCGACGAAGAAGGCCTGTTCGTATCGGGGATATTCTCTTCGCCGACTTGACAATGCCTGGGGCACAACCTAAAAGTGCCGCTAAACAACGACTGCGAATTTCTTCTGATACTTCATCCGTGTGGCGTTCTATTTTCATGCTATCCTCCGCAGAGAAATCTCCAGAAGTATGCCAAGATTGTTTACATCAAGTACATTTCCTATTTCGTAGTATTCACTGTTGTAATAGACCTTGTCGGTGTTGACGATAGTGACGCCAGCCGGGACTCGACAATAAAGTGTTCCGTCGAGTTCGTGGGTCTCCTTGTTGAATTTAAGACTCTCTTTACCGGACAGCCACTTGATACTACAGGGCATGGCGGTGACTACTACTACAGGGACTTCTGTCACGCCCAAGGCCGTATTGGTTTTTGTCATTCGGACAACATCACAGATTAGGTTATAGACCGAAACAGAGTTTACTGGATTTGTAGCCTCTATTTCGGTCTCACCTATTTGTATCCTATAATCGCTCATAGTGATTACACGTACTGTCCCCGAACAAGAGCCATCGGTTTGGTGCAAACACATAGAGGGTTACTCTGGGTATCAATGCCGATACCTTTATCATACGGTAACCTTTCTTGCTTAGCATAGTATTCCAAACCAATACTGTTAGCCGCTTCGACATAATCCGCCGGGGCAAAATATGTTTTGAACAGGCCGGGCACGCCTACCGGGAAGAAGAACGCATTACCGGGGCTGCCTGCCGCTACTGTCGGAATAAAAGCGGTAGTGCCGATACTGCCCGGATACTCCTCAAAAAGTATGCCGCCATAAACAAAAGCTGTACGCATGTCGTCACGCAGGGCTGCTCCGTCCATCCATCGGGCATAAGACGCAATAACACCGGCCTCATTGGTAAGTAAATCAAACCACGTCGAATTACAGAAGCAGTGAATATGGTCATACACTCGCCCACCAAGATTTTCTTCGATGGCTCGTTTTACAGCCAAACATGAAGCCTTAATCGTTGGTGTAGCTGCTGTGAAGTCAAACTCAACAACGTCCGGCGTACACGCAAATTCATCCCACAGATTATGAACTACAGTAGTCCCATTGGCATCCAGCACTATGCCTTGGATCGCTCCGAGGCGGAGATGCTCCAGCGTTGCCTCATGCTTTCGCTTCATCGCTTGAATTTTCCCGGCCACAACCTCGCTTACAGTTTGCAGTTCGTTTTCAGTTCCGAACACCCGAATACCCTGTACTTCATCAGCCATTACAGTATCAGCCAGGCTCAGGTGAGATGCTCTAAGCGTTCTTAGTGTTCGTTTTTCCGGCGTATTGACAATCGGCGGCGTGCCTCTCGCACTTGTCGGGATAAGAGCAAGAACACCGTCTAACTCCTCCAGGCCAATATCCACCGTTCTTACACCTTTTGTTTCAAAAAGACCCATTCCACCAATACGACTTGGTGTAACTTTGAGTCTGTTTATCACGTCGGTCAACTCTACACAAGAGAAGGCAGAGCCTCTAAAAATATCAATCAACATTTGTTTTCTCCTTACTTAAAAGATATTTAACCTTTAATTGGTTATTGGTTTATTTGTTTAGGCTCTTGGTAAACCCACATCCGCTATCTGGGCCTGCGAACGACTCTGTATGCCCACAGCAGCCAAAGCAGCGATACCCGCCGCAAGCGTACCTGCGGAGAAATGCAGCTGGTCTGAATTTACGATTGACGGGCCACGCACTAAGAACGGCCTCCGCAGGGATTCACCGTCTCCGGTCTGGAGTTCGATAAGACTCACGGGGGCAAGCAAAACACGAGTACAACTGGCGGAAGTCAACGTATTGCTGTTGGTCGTCAACTCCCCGGCGGTCGTTGTGGCGATTGTGGCCGCGGCCTCGACACCCCCGGCAGTCAGCAGCAGCCTCGTATCAAATATAAGGTCCGCTGGATTGCCCAACGTATTGAGCCACGTAAATGTTCCAGTAGTGATAAATGTAGCACCGGCATAAGTAATATCGCCAGCGACACCACCGGCACGCACAACAGCTAAATCAAGAGCGGTCTGAATAGCTGCTGTGTTTGCGTTCCAGGCAATCGGGGCGGTTGTATGCCCCTTGACGGTAATTGTAAATGTACCGATTGCCGAAGCGACAGCCATTGTTACAGTTTGCACGGCGGCGACAGCAGCAGCCTCCGGCCCCATTCCCTCGCCGATTTCATACCCCACGGTAGCGGCGAGTACACGGGTGACTTCAAATTCTTGACGAGCATATTCAAAGGACGGCTCATATTTAAGCACATCCCCTAAAACTTTTCCTTCTGAAATTGATGGCAACGCCATAATAGTTCTCCTCATTAAATTGGTACTTAATTGTTATTTGTTAATTGAGTTCCCAAACGGAAACTCGGTTGACAATTGTCAACTCGTCTTATGCCCCGTCGCCTCATTCAGCTTATCGACGGCAACCTTCAAATGATTTACCCCCCCTGCGGAGGGATTAGCCAGTTCCAGCGACAACGACTGTACGCCGGTCACTTCCCCCAGCTTGACGGGCCGATTCTGCACCAAAACATCATGCAGCAAATCGAAACCGTCCGAGTCACCCTTTGACAA